TTCGTTTTCGATTGATAAATTCAAGCTATCATGGGACGAAAACGAACTCCACATTCCGGTCCTGGACGAGCGGGGCAAGGCTGTATTCGCCAAACACAGAAACCTGAAGTACGATCCGGAGAACCCGGAATCACAAAAATACCGCTATGACAGCGGCGCGCATGCCACCCTGTTTAACTACCCAGCAGTTAAGGAGAAGTCCTACATGGTAATTTCGGAAGGCGAAGTGGACTGCATGAAGTTAAATCAGGAGGGAGTGCCTTCCGCTTCCTCTACAGGTGGATCCAAGACATTTATGAAAGAATGGGCAGAACTCCTGGAAGGCAAAACGATTTTTATTGCATATGACAACGATTCTGCTGGTAGGTCAGGCACGATTAAACTATTAGAATTGATGCCTGAGGCCCGGGCGGTTATCTGGCCCGAAGGCATTAAAGACGTGTGTGACTACTTCTACCACGGCCATGACAAGAAGCAATTCATTGATCTGCTAAAATCCGCCATGACCAAAACCGAATGGGAACAGCACTATCTCCCGGAAGAGTTCAGCCTGATATCCGCCGAAGAGCTATCACAAAAGAAATTCACCGAAGAACCCTGGATCATGGAAAAGATAATCTATTCAGAAGGATTTTGTTTTATATACGGCAGTGAAGGGACCGGGAAGAGTTTCATAACATTAAGTATCGCTGACGCCGTAGCCCGCGGAGAACCCTGGCTGGGGCAGTTCAAAGTCCCAAAGGCGGCCAAGGTGCTGTTCATAGACAAGGAGAACCCGGAATCCATGACCGCAAAGCGCCTCCTGGGGCTATCAATCACCAGCCCGAATATCTTCTGGCTGAAGTATCCGGAGAAGTTGCAATTGGTCGACTCCCGGGGCGAAATGAGCCAATTTGCCAATTCGCTATCATCTATAGTATCTGCCGAAGATATCAGCCTGATAATCATTGATTCATTTGTGGACCTGATGGTCGGCACAGAAAACAAAGCCGAGGATACCCAGGCTTTCTTCGATGCGGTAAGAAACCTCTTCCCCCAGAAGGCCATCCTGGTCCTCCACCATGAGAATAAGCCGATCCAGGGGGCGTACAGAACCGACAGTCAGCGAATGAGAGGATCATCGAATATAAACGCCCAGACCAACACTCAATTCAGACTGGAAGTTGTAGCCAAGAGTAAAACAGAAATGACATTGAAGCAGACAAAGGCCCGGGACGCCCAGAGGCTTGATAAGTTTATGATTAGAATGAAAGTAGAAACCCTCCCGGACACCACCACAAAGGTAACAGGCTTCGAATATGTAGGCATTGTGGCCGGGGAAGATCAGACAAAGAAAGAAGAGGTCCAGGAGATAATTAACAATATCCTGGCGGATGTCCCGGCAGCCAGCCGGCAAGAGTTACTGACCGCCGCCACCAATGCCGGGATATCGGAGCGGACGTTTATAACCACAATTCAAAGAATGGCAGAAGACGGTATGATTGAAGAGATTAAAAAGGGCAGAGAAAAGTATTATGCAGCGATTACTATGGGACAGACAGCCAAAAATAACGAAAATGACGAGTAAAATAACAGTTGCAATGACAGTTGCAAATTGCAACTATTGGGAAATGGCTATATATCCATGTTTGTTATTGACAGTTGCAATGATTGCAACCATCGCCATAACTAGTAGGCTAACAACAGTTGCAATTGCAATATGTATATATTGCAACTGTTGTTTTGCAACTGTTATTATGGGATATGATTTCTTCTAAGGATATGGATAATAAAAATCTACCGTCTATCAAGGTGCTGTTCGTTAAGCTGTATAACGCGCATGTCTGGGCGGAAGCGCACCCGCAGGAAAAGCACCCGGAGCGCTGGAACGGATACTTGCTGCCTTATCTTGAAGATATATATAATGAGCTAGAGAAGCTGGGAGGGTGGAGGGAATTCAGTATGGCATTATTTGCATTTGGCATTGATTATTTACAGGCAATGAGAAGCTGGGAGGACGAACATAAAGACACAGGCTGACATTGATGCTAGGGAGATAATGCAAAAACATGGCGGAATTCAGGGATGGGTGAGGGGGAAGGCTGGTATTGATGTTGAGTACAGACAGTCGAAGTGTGAAGCATGTGGGCAGTGGCGGTCACTGAATGAGTTGTCTATACAAGGCGACAAGGTGTTATGTAATGACTGTATCAGCACAGCGGGTGAGGAAATTTAGCACCCAAACCGCCGGCCACTGTTTAAGCACCCAAACCGTCGGCCACCGTTTAAGCATTGGCCCGGATCATGTCAATTGTCCGGTAAAATCTGACAACTTTTAGCTTATGAGCGTATTCCGGCTCATTTTCCCGGTATTCTTTCAGACGTGCCAGGGCTTCGGTCCGGGTTTCTTCGGTGATTACTTCCTCCCATCCCTCGCCATAGTTTCCGAGTACTTGATATTCTGTATAGTATGCTTTCATTGTTATCACCTCCCCTCAAATGAATTGTAGCTGCTGAATTTGAGCGTCAATAAATGTTTTCTGTTCAACTTCCGGGCATGTAAGGCACCAGGACGGGTTTTTTCTGAGTTCGCGGCATCTATACCAGTGGACGAAGCCGCAATCTTGGCATAATCGCTGGCTGTAACGAGTCTGGAAACCAAACCGGACGCCGGCGGGCAATTGTGGTAATGCTATTATTTTATTCATAATCCATTGACCCGGACTATTGCTAGTCCGGGCGGATGGAGTATCAATCGTTCAGATCGGTCAATTTATATAGACCGGCTTTGACATTCTTCCGGATGGTCTTGGCGTCGGTTCTAAGAAACCGGGCTAAGTATTTCATTGTGGTCTTGGAATAATCCCAGTAGGTTTCATCAAGAACCGTTTTTGTTTCGTCCGGGATATTCGTGTCTGATGATTTGTGAGGTACAAAAGCAATCACGGAATTGTAAGATTGAAAAAACCAACCCTGGTTGGTCCAGATTGAAAATTGATTAGCAACTGGAGTGTTTGTTCTGGGGCTGGTCATATTCATAACTCTAAGATTTAGCATTTATTAATCACCTCCTCTCTTATCATATCTGATTAAGAGTATATCATAGCTTGTCAATAGTTGTCAATGGTATAATTGGATTATGGCTAAGGGCGCCTGGTTGAAGGATAAAGAAAAGATAGAAATTGCAACGCTGGCTCAGATTCCACAGTTGACCACCCGGGATATTGGGGAAATAGTCGGCCGGGGAGAATCGACAGTCCGGGAATTGATAAACGACGAAGATTTTCCGGCGTTTATGCATCAACAAAAGCGGATAATTGACCAGCGACGTATTGAATTGATCCACGCGGCAGAGCAAAAGCTGGGGAAAGACATGCCAGAACTGGAACCCCGCGAACTTATCGGCCTATCAAAGGTCTTTTATGAACAATTATTCTTCCCCCCGCCGTCCGGGATCAGTATTCAAGGCGAAAGGGTAGCGGTGGTCATTCAACAAGGCGCCACAGAGGACCACAGCGGCCCGAAAAACCCATGAAACCGACAAAAACCGTATATCTCGACATCTTCGAGGGTCAAATCCTCCCCTGGCAGATCCGGGCGCGCGACTCAAAAGCCCGCTTCAAGGTGCTTGTAGCGGGTCGCAAAGCCCGGAAGACTACATTTATAGTAAACAAATTAGTGGGTGACGCAGCCGGCGATACCCGCGGACTGAAATACGTCTATATAGCGCCATTTAGGAAGCAAGCGAAAAAAATCGTCTGGGACGATCACCTGGGGAGAATATTAAAACTATTTAATAGTGTGGGGTTGCGGTATAAACAAAACGCCTCGGAGTTAACGGTCCGCTTCGATAGCGGGTCGACCTTCGTCGTTGACGGGCAGGACAACGCGGAGGGACTCCGGGGCGAGTCCGACTGGGCCGCGGTCGGTGCTGATGAATACGCGTCATGGCGTCCTTACGTCTGGCAGGAGATCATCCGGCCGAACTTGCAAGTACATAAGGCATATTGTTTGATTGGCGGAACACCCAAAGGATACGGGAACGACTTCTACAGAATGGCCAAATTAGGGGATCATAACGGCATTATCGACGACAAGCCGGCGATACACGACCCGGAGTTTGAGACATTCTATGCCACAAGTTACGACAATATGTATACCGACCGGGAAGAGATCGAAAGCGCAAAGCGTCAATCAACGCTTGAGTTCTTCAACCAGGAATATCTGGCCCTATTTACCCGCTTTACTGGCTTAATATACCCGGAGTTCGAAGTCTCCCGGCATGTTCACCCGGTAGAATACCCGGAAAGTGGCAATATAGAGCGCATTTTTGGTCTGGACTTCGGAGTTCGGGGTTATACCGCGGCATTACCGGCTTTTGTCCGGACTGATGGACATGTATATATTCCCGAGAATTCAGAATATAAAGAGTCCGGACGGACTGCCAAGGATAACGCGGACGCAATTAAAATCATATTGACCCGGTTTAGCGCCCTTAATCAGTGGCAAGGATACGCTGATCCGTCCGGCTGGTCGAAGACTCAACAGGGGCTACGACTCGGGATACCGATGGTGTGGTCGATTGCTGACGAATACCTGGAAGAAAATATACCCATTGCCCGGGCTAATAACGAGGTGAACGCCGGGATAAACTATGTCAAGCAACTTTTCAAAGCGGACCGGATACATATAGACCCGACTAATGAACGGTTAATAGATGAGATCATGCAGTACCAGTGGTTGGATCAACCAGAAAAGCAGATCGGAGTCAAGAACGAACCGGAGAAACCGCGGAAGTTTAACGACCATTTAGTCGACGCTTTACGATATATGGCCTATTCCAAACCCACAGCACCACAAGAGGAGAAGTCAAACCAACTGCCACCCTTCCCGGCAAAGTTTGAGTTAAAGATTGAAGAGCCGTCCGATGATGCCGACCAGATAACCCCGCTGGACTTTCCGTCCATAATGGGGTAATACTTGTATTGACGGGCGGATTAGTTATAAACTATAGATACATGTTAGAGATTGCTGTACTACTTCTGGCACTTTCGGTAACGGTTGCAACCTTCGGACTCTTCATTGCCATATATCTCCTACTCAAAAGAATTACCCAAATACCGGTCGATTTTACGGTTCCGGCTCCCGGGATAACTACAACTAGCACTTCGACGGGTGAAGTGCCAAACTATTCTTTTACCGGGTCTGTCCGGGATACTTATACCCCTGAATCTGCTGATACCACTGTTCCCCTGGACGATTTTCGTCCGGCTGTAAAGAAACCATTAAAGGTAGTTTATGAAGACGAGGACCGGATAACTCCGGTAGAAGATGAAAGCACCGAAAAAGTTTAAGAACGCGCCGCCGCGCAAGTCGGCAATGGTCGGAACTAAGACCGGCGGGAAAATGGAACTTGACGTCCTGTTGGGCTGGCTTAACTTCTCCCTGGAAGCGGCAGAACCGAAGCATTGGGAGTATTTTGTTATAGATCAGTTCTTGCGCGGCAACCACAACATCCGCGGCAATCCCCAGGATAATTCTATTGTTGTAGGCCGCAGGTCCGAGCAGGTCAGTTTCCCGATTAATAAGATCTATGCCACTTCCCGGGCGGTCCGGGCATTTGTTACCCGGCACAAGCCGGTTGCGGGGATTGAGACTACCGAGTCTACGGATGAAGCCAAAGTCTATGCCCGACGCGCGAATAAGTTGCTGGAACGCGATAATTTTATTAACAACTCCCGGAAGTTGAATAAGGAATGGGTGTATTACGGCGTCAATTTCGGGCTTGGTTGGCGGCAGATTGGGTACGACAAACAGCGCAAGTGCGCTATCCGCTGGACTATAGACCCGAATGATTTGCTGGTTGGTTCGAAGTCCGGAAACCCGCTGGATTCGCCCTACTTGATTAAATGTCTGACCCGGACCGTGGGTTACTGGAAGAATAAATACCCGGACTCTAATGTGGTTCCGGACAATGAGTTGGCCGCTTCCCGCTACAAAAAACTGTCAATGGAGTTAAACGGCCTATCCAATACCGATACCCGGCGGCTGGAAGAGCAGACCGCTTTGGGGTATGAGTGCTGGTACAGGTTGTTTGATAAAAACGGGGCCGGCGGGTATATCAATAAGTGTCTATTTACCAAAACTGAGGTTATCTCTTTCGAGGAAACACCCTATGAAGAGTATCCCTTTATTCCCTATACTGCCGAAATATTGCCCAATGAGTCCATCCCGGACGGCCACTTGAAACACGTCATTGCTCCCCAGAGGTTGTACAACTTGCTTAATGCTCAAATGCTGGAATATAACCATATAGTAAATCGAGGCCGGATAATCAAAGAGAAGAACGCCGGCTTCAAAGTAATTCGGGCAGTAGAGGGCCAGATCATCGAGGTCAATCCCGGCAAGCGGGTGGAACTGTTAAACCCGCCGGCGTTGAATCCTTCTATGCAGTGGCAGATAAACTTGGCTGATTCCGCTATTGAGGATATCGGCGGCCAGCACGACGCCAGCCAGGGTTCGACTCCGGAACGGGTAAGTTCCGGAAGGGCGATTGAATCATTACAACAGGGGGATTCTAATAATATCTCTGATCTGCGGGATAATTTCGAGGACGCTTTGGCAATGGAAGCCACCTGGGTTCTGAAGATGTATTCACTCTTCGAGGATGAGGGTGTGGTTATGACTGATGTCACCGGAACTTCTGAAAAGAACCCTGACCGCTTCGCGGTGGTCGGCGAACAGGCATATCAGAAGGCCGGAAAGGCTATCCCGGAAAAGTATTTCATTGAAGATGATGGGACATATTGCGCCACTTGTCCGATTTTGCCGGACAACAAGGTGAAGGTTTCAGTCACTTCGCAATTGGGGGAGACACGGGAGGCCCGGATGGACCTTCTGTTCAAACTTTTAGAAGCAGGGCTGCCGTTAAAGGTGTTACTGGACCATTTAGAGTTTCCGAACACGTCAGATATTCTCGAGCGGATAGCCTCGGAATCAATTGCGGAGACTATGATTCAACGAATGGGGCAACCCGGATCCGCTCCACCTGGGGAAGTGCCTTCAACTGGTCCCGGGACTGGGGGATTGACTCCCCCGGGTGGTCCAGGAGTTCCGCCCTCACCGGATGAGGAAACAATGAAGTTAATGCAACTTAACCAAAGAGCGGGAGGATTACTTAATGGCTGACAAAAAGACAATTATTCAGGAATTGGAGGATAAAATTACTCAACTTGAGCAAAAAAGGGGGGTCGAAAAGGGGTCTGAGGCTGGTCAAGTAGTAAAAACCCACAAAATAGATATCAAACTGGATCAACCGGTGGATGTTGAGGGAATTTCCGGTGAAATTGCCACTTCTACCGATGCAATTCTCAAGAAATTGAAGGTTCTGGACGATCTTTTGCAAGAATTCAAGGACTTCTATATTGATTTTCCTAAAGAGATATCTGTTTCCAATCTGAAAGAGGTTCCCACCCGCGGGGAAGTCCGAGTTTCCAACCTAAAAGAGCTGCCGGTGCCGGATATGTCCAAACTGGATGCTATTCCGGGTTTATTGAAAGAGATCCGGGTGGCCCTTCCCAAACTGGATCTGCCGAAAGATGCCAAAGATCCGATTGCTGTCCGTCTGTCTGACGGTGAGAAGTTTTATAAAGCCCTGGACCAGATTGTTCAATATGCCACTGGCGGCGGCGGGGGATCTCCGACCGTTCATACTACCAGTGGAGTTCGGTCGGTTCCGGTGGTCAATCCGGATGGGTCGAGTGTCGGTAGTGTCGCAAGTATCGCAAGTGTCGCAATTGCTGAATCGGCTACGGGCGACCATACCATAGTTGCCGCCCAAACAGGTAAAAGTATTTACGTCTTTGCCTGGAACATTTCCTACAATGGTGCTGTTAATATCAAGTTTACCGATGGTGCGTCCGGGGCTGCTTTAACAGGTCTGTTCTATGGTGTCGCCAATGCCGGTGGTGGTAATGCTGTTACTCCGCCGTCATATTTATTTAATACTTCCGCCAGCACGGCCTTGGTCCTGAATCTGTCAGGCAATGTTGCAGTTGGCGGGATTGTGAGCTATTATGTTCAGTGAAGGAGGTGAAGAATAGAGTGTCCAAGAAAACAATTTCAGATAAATCGGCAGTAAAAGGGTTTTTCCGTTTGAATGTCAAGGAAGATGGAAAGGTGGTAGGAGACTCCGGTTGGATTGAAAATCAGATTACCAACTACGGATACGAAACTGCAATAGTTGGTCCGGTAGGGGCCATTGCGGGTTCAACTCGCGTGACCGCGTTTGCGCTCGGAACCGGGACTGTAGTTGCATCTAATTCTTCAGCTCTGCCTGGTGAATTGACTGATGCTACTAATTGTCGGATTTCAGCTTTAACTCCGACGGCAGTGTCCAGCAAAACTTTACGGTTTGTGGGTTCATTGAATTCAAACATCGTTACTGCTACTAGGGCTATTGCCAATATTGGTTTGTTTGCAGCTTCGGCCTATACGTCCGGATCTTGCATTGCCGGCAATACTTACACAACCAGCACCCTTGCAACTAATCAAACTGTTGATGCGACGTACGAACTACGGTTTGCATAATTAGTTTGGGAAGTTAAGTGTCGCCAAAAACGGGGGTCCGGGATATACGGTGGCGACACTGCTCGGACTCCCATTTTTGTTATATGAAAGACATAAAAGTTCTTGCCAAAGAAAAGACCAGGATCCAGATTCGGTTGGGGGGGAAGGAACCGCAAGTGGGCTTTGTGGTAATGAATTCTGAACCCGGACCGGCTGTAGATATCTGCCATGACCTTGAAAAATATCCATATCCAATTCCTGATAATTCTGTTGATATGCTGGTGGCTCCTGATCTGGTCGAACACCTGAATCCGCACAATAAAGGTTTTATCAAGTTCATGGACGAGTGCTGGCGGATTCTCAAGATTAACGGACAGTTCCTTATTGCCACTCCCTACGCCGGTTCTACGGCCTACTTCCAGGATCCAACCCACTGTAACCCATGCAATGAGGCAACTTGGTACTATTTTGATCCCATGAAATTTGACGGGGCTTTATACCGGATATACAAACCCAAACCCTACCGCATTGTTAAGGCTGCCTGGGTTCAGTCTGGTAATATGGAGGTGTTGTTAGAAAAGCGGCCGATGGACAAGAGCTATGAGTAAAAAACCAATTAAAATCAATCTCGGATCCGGGCAGTGGTTAATGAAGGACTTTATCAATGTGGACAACTTCTTCGACCTCAAGGATCTCTACGAAGCAAAGAATTCCGGCAAGGGATATTACCGTGGAGCAACGCTTCCAAAGGGAGCGAAGTTTGTCAGAGCAGATGTCAGGAAACTTCCATTCCCGGAAAACTATGCCGACTACATTCTATTCTCCCACTGCATCGAGCATCTCTCTTTTATGGATGTACTTGTGGCCCTGAAAGAGTGCTACCGGGTTTTGAAGAAAGGTGGTCATTTATGTGTTCTTACTAATGAAATTACCGGGTGTCTTATGGATTACATAAAATGGATTTCCGAAGGCAACCAGGTTGACGCAGAAGGAGGATTCGATATTGAAGGGTATATGTTTCATATGCAGGGAATCTTTGGTGGACAGATGACGCCGGGAGAGTTTCATTACTCCGGGTTCAATCCCAAGTTCCTGAATTATTGTTTGGTAATTGCCGGGTTCCGGGAGGGTGAAATGGGGATTATTAAAAAGGGCCAGTTTTTCCCTACTCAATACGAAGGGATAGGCCATCCGAATAGGAAAGAAAATGAAAAGGTTGTCGCTAGAAACGACCAAGTATTTGCCTATGTCAAAAAGTAAACAGATTGAAGTTCGAAGCGAATTGATAAAATGCCAGACCAAGTGGAAGCATAGAATTTGTATTGGTACGGCTACCTTGGGGCTGGTCCGAATTGAGTGGGCTATGTCCAGGTACGGTCAGACTATTCCGACTAACTGGGGCCAGAATTATGTCAATGAGTTTATGAGCAGTATTTTTCCGCTTCAGTATTCCGTGGCAGATGCCCAGAACTTGATTGTAGCCTCGGCCATAGCCAATGATTCAGAATGGTTGTTTCTTATTGAGGACGACAATATTCTTCCTCCGGACACTTTCATCAGGTTGAATGAGTATATGCACGACAATAAGGTTCCTGTCATTTCCGGGCTTTATTTTACAAAATCTGAACCTCCGGAACCATTAATTTACCGGGGGGCCGGGACTGGCTATTATGATAATTTCAGGTTGGGAGACAAGGTTTGGTGTGATGGTGTACCCACTGGTACTTTCCTATGTCATATGAGTATCATGCGGGCGATGTGGAATGAATCGGCAGAATACAAGGTTGATGGCCGATTAACCAGACGGATATTCCATACCCCGGCGGAAGTTTATTATGATCCGAACACCGGGAATATACATACTGAAGCTGGTACTTCTGACCTTCATTGGTGTAAGAGGGTTATGGATGAAAAGATTTTTGAAAAAGCAGGCTGGCCACAATATCAGAAAAAACAATATCCATTTTTGGTAGATACTGGCATTATGGTTCAGCATATCAGTAAGGATGGTGTTTCATATCCGATTACTCTTCCGAAGAAATATGAACCACTGAAAGGCAAAAGACCGAAGTTAAATACCAAAGGGGAGAACCAGCCGTGGAAGATCAAAAAACGGACCAAATAAATACAGGTGAGGAGATTGAAGTTAAGGATAATATTAAAACCAGTAAACCCTGGCCGGGAGGAATTAAGATATTTCCTACTGTTAAAGTTAATCCTCCACAACCAGCTTCATTGGGTATCCGGGTGGGCGACGGGATTAAGATAAACGAACATTTAGGTTGACATTCGGTGTGGAAGTGGTAGATGGGAGGTATGGCTACACGCCTATATGTTTCATCCACGGCAGCTGGATATACACCCTCAACTTTTCGTGGAACCTGGACTTATACCCAAACCAGTATTGGTAGCAGTAATTTGGGTGTAAAAGCCGGTACAGCGACGACTGTTGTTTCCACTTCTCATGCAGTTACTGGTACTTGGACCCACTGTAGTCGAAGATGGGTTTCTGACCCACTTGTCGGTCCGGTGACATTTACTTCTGGTTCGGACGTTCTTTCCTGGTGTTTTGGTGAATTGGTAAGTTCCGTGACAAACACTGGTGGAAAGATACAGATTGCCATTTTCATCACTCAGGGTAATTCCGATAGTATGCGTGAAAGTATTTTACGGGATAGTTATACTGGGGCAACAGCATTTACCGCTTCTGCTGTTGGTCGTGGAGATTCAAGTGTAGCATTGTCAAATACTGTTAATGCAGAAGCCGGGGATAGGATTTGTGTAGAACTTGGATGGCAAAAAACTGGTACTTCATCTTCAGGAAGAACTTCAACACAAAACTATGCTAATACTGGTTCTACTGATTTAACCGCTGGAAGTACCAGCGTTACTACTCAACCGGGATGGATTGAGTTTAGTAATAATTTTACTGCTGCTTCAGCATTAAGTATTAATACATACGATTCCGCTTCATTATCTGAAGCAGACCCGACACTAAATGTTTTCCAACCAAAGTATTTAATTAATATCACAGCAGCTTGGAAAAATGAGTTGCTTGTAAGGTAATTATGGCTATTGCATATGATTCGTCAAACTCAGGGACAAATGGGTCATCTCCGACGACAATAGACGTCGCTTTAACTTGCACTGGTAGTAACCGTCTTCTTGTAGTTGGTGTTTCTTGGGGAACTGGAAATGCTTATCAGATAACAGCCATAACTTACCACGGAGTTGCTATGACCCAGTTTGGTTCTACTATGAATAATGCTGGAAATACTTATACAGCTTTTTATTATTTAGTCGCTCCTGATACTGGTGGTTCATATAATGTATCAGTAACTTGGGAAGGTTCGTGTAGAGTTGTAAATGTTGGTGCAGTTTCATTTACAGGAGTTGACCAGACAAGACCATTTCTTACAACGACTACCAGCGATACTGAAAATTCAGTAGATATTACGGACAGTATTGTAACAATAAGCGACTCATCTTGGGTGGTTGACGTTCTTGGTGATTCATGGAGTTCATCGACAAATAAGGGGTTACAAACTCATACTCCCGGAGCAGACCAAACAGAAAGGGTTGATACTGGTTCGACATATAATTTTGGAACTTGGTTGGGTTATGCAATCAACATGACTCACGAGGGACCGGAAACAAAGGGTGGTACTACCGAAATGTCTGAAACTATAAGTACCACCGCAACCACGATAAGTGCATTGCATATTGTAGCAGAAGTCAGAGATGCAACCGCTAGTCCAGTAATACAAGTTTATGACTCATCGGCAATAACTGAATCTGTTTCTGGTTTAGTAACACCACCGGCATTTATAAAATGGGATTCTCCCACGGTTACAGAAAGCCGGACAGTTTCGGTTAGAAATAAACTGATAAATGTCTATGATTCGCCTACGGTTACGGATATAGTCGGTAGATATGAAGATGACATGAGTGTCAGCGATTCTGTCGGGGTTTCTTTAGCAGGAAAGTCTTCGGTAGATGTCCATGATAATCCATTTGTAACTGATACTTCAGAAAAACAAATTGTTGATACTTGGGGATTTGACAAAGATACGGGGTCAATACTATTAGGTGGTTCTAGCACTTCTGAAAATAATGCTTATGCCCAATCGTTTAAGGGAGATGGTGGAACACTAAAAGAGGTTCAATTTGAAATTTATACTGAAGACAGTCCAACTGGGTATGCTTATGCAAAAATTTATTCATATTCTTCTGGATTACCCGATAGTTTGTTAGCGACTTCCGATGCTTTTGATATATCAACGGTGGGAGGCAGTCCGACAATCAGCACCTTCATTTTTTCTGGGATAAATAAAATTACTCTGGTTAATGGGACTGATTATTTTGTAGCAATTGACGTTTATACTATCAGTGGTTCTTCCGGTGGTTTGGTAGATGTAGAATATGACGATTCACCAGGAGAACATCCTGGTGTTTCCGCACAACAATACTTAGGCAATTGGACTGCAATTGGCTCTTCTGCTGATATTACTTTTATTGTTTATAAAGATGAGGGAGGAAACAGAGTATCTATCAACACTTTTTTCCGGAGTATTAGTGTTTACGACCAAGCAACTGTCAGCGAACTTGATCCTCCGACTGTAACCGTGTCCGGTGGTGGTGGTCCAGCGGCAGCACAAATTAATGTCTATGATTCTCCCACAGTATCAGAATTAACCCCTCCTACGGTAACTATTTCCGGCGGTGTGAGTCCGGCACAAATTAATGTCTATGATTCTCCAACGGTAACTGATGCAGTTACGGATGTCAGGGTAAATCCGCTTCGACCGGAAGTTTATGACTCACCAACTGTAACTGATGTAGTTGTCCAGGTAAAAGTTAATCCTCTGAAAATAGACGCTCCATATGATTCTCCCACTGTCACCGATGTGGTAGTCCAGGTGAAAGTAAATCCTTTGAAAATAGATTCGGTTTACGATTCACCAACAGTTACGGATGTAGTAGTCCAGGTCAAAGTAAATCCACTCAAGATAGATTCAGTTTATGACACTCCCACGGTTACAGATAATGTAACTAATGGTCAAGATGTAACTATTAAACCAAAACAGATCAGTGTCTATGACTCTTCAGTTATTACAGAACTTGATCCACCTACTGTAATTATTACGGGTGGTGGTGCGCCTCTTTCAATTAATGTTTCTGAGTTGCCGACCGTTACCGATGTAGTGGTTAATGTCTTAGTTAAGCCACTAAAAATTACCGTCTATGATTCTCCCACAGTAACAGATCAGGTAGTAGATATTGTTATTAAACCGCTGAAAATTACTGTATCTGATGATCCGGTGGCCACTGATGCAGTAGTTCAGGTGTTGGTAAAACCACTTAAAATAGGGGTGTATGACGATGCCACAGTCAGTGAGTATTCAAATGTTAATGTTGGCGGAGCAGTTGCCGCTGTCAAACAACAGTCCTGCTCTCAATGGAGTTGGCCAATATAGGAAGAAAACTTGACAAAGGTTGTCATTAGTGATAACTTGTGATTAAGTCCGTTACCGAAGTAACGCGGGTCGCGACCGTTAATAGCGAAACAAAAGTGCAGAGGGATATTATGGACGATAAAAAAGACGCACCTTCACAATCCGATCAAAGTCAAGATCAAGTCCAGGATGTGAAAAAGCCAGATCCCTCTGACAATTTAACTCCGGAACATCCGCGATTCAAACAGGTAATAGCGGAAAACCACGAACTCAAGGAGAATCTTCAGGCATTACAGAATGACATGGATGAGTTAAAACAAACTATCCAGAACAGACAGCAAAATACCGGCAATGAGGAATTAACAACAGAAGAGCAAGAAGCGATGGCGAAGATAGAACGCCAGATGCAAGCTAAAGGTTATGTAAAAAAAGAAGATTTAGAAGCTGACAAACGAGTAGAACGAAGAGCGCAACAAATTACCAAGTTGGAAGATCAGCATGATGGAACCGACGGATATCCCAGATTTGTCAAAGAAGACGTAGTTGAGTTTGCCAAGCGGCGGGGAATTGATGATTTATCAATTGCCTACCGGGAACTCCACTTCGATGCAATTGTCCAGGTTGAAGCCAAAAAAGGAACTGGCGGAAATCCCCCCGGATCCGAGCCACCTACCGGTGGAGAAAAAGGAAAACCGGGTGGAAGCGAATTTACTCCTGAAGATATTGCTGCAATGTCTCCTGAAGATTATGAAAAGAATAGAGCAAAGATACTCTCTGGGTTGAAACCTTCCGGGACAATGACTGTATAGAACTTGACTTCGATAGGATTGTGAAGAAATTATCGTCTGAAATGAGGTGAATAAAACATGGCACTAGGAACTTTACAGATGACCATAACCACAGGGGATGTTTTCATTCCCGAAGTTTGGTCACGGGAAACACAACGCGCAACCGAGGCGACCTTAGTACTGGCCAATCTCGTTAAGAGATTCGATGCAGAAGTGGCAGACGGTGGAGATTTGCTCCGCGTACCGCTCATTTCTAATTTGACGGCCTATGCTAAATCGGCCAATACCCAAGTAACTTTGAACGCTCCGACGGAAACTCAGTTCACAATGAACATCAATCGTCACTATGAGTCTTCATACTTGGTGGAAGATAGGCTGAAGGTTCAGGCAAAGTACAATTTGCTGGATCAGTATTCAGGTAAAGCCGGGTATGCGATTGCTCAAAAGATGGACCAGGATTTAGCAGAACTTTATTCCGGTCTGTCTCAGTCTGTCGGTAATTCAACTACCGATGTCACTGATGCCAATATCTGTCGGGCTATCCAATATCTTGATGATGCTAATGCTCCTCAATCAGAGCGTTACTTTGTTATGAAACCGGCCGGTTTGTCTCATATGAGACAGATTGCCAAGTTCTCTGAATATCAGATGCTTGGCCTGACTCCGACTCCGATTGTATCGGGCGGGTTAGCACAGCCGGGTGGAGCGCTTCGCAGAATTGGTCCCAATGGTTTTGTGGGTGTGGTATATAGCCTTGAAGTCTATATGTCTACCAACTTAACCGAAGAAGCCGGAACCTCTGATACTGTCCATAACTTGATCTTCCAAAAGGAAGCCTTTGCTTTAGCAGTACAACAGAAACCGCGTATGCAATTCCAGTACAAACAGGAATACCTGGGTAATCTGGCTACAACCGACGCGATTTGGGGATACGGTGAATTCAGGGATACTTTCGCCGTAGATTACCGCTCAGATGATGACTAATCGTTGAGTAAAATCTACTAAAGGAAACCCGCCTGATCAGCGGGTTTTCTTTTGGTATAATAGGATTCGGTGTCGATAATTCTTCCCAACTATCTTCTAGTCACCAGACGGTTTAAGTGTCAGAGTTGCGGTTTTGCTTTTGTTAAAAAGACTCCCTCCCGGGTAGAGAAATGTCCAATGTGCAAGATTGTGGTGTATGACCGGGAATATAAAAAAGGAGAATCGCTTGATCCGTATTCGGCTTCGAAAGAACGGTGGTATCAGGACGAAAAGCGGCATTTTGACGAAATTCGGCATAGGAAAATTATTACCAAGAATGGTAAAAAAGTAACGGTTGTGGTGGATGATAAGGGTAAGTTAATTGAAGAAATGCCGGGAATTCCTACATGATGATTGCTGTATGTTTACCAAGCCGGGGCATGGTCTTTTCGAAGACAATGCAGTCTGTAGTTGAGGGAATTCAGGCTCTTAACAAACTTGGGGTGGCTACTGACTTTTTCATTTCTCACGACCTGCCCATTCCCGATGGCCATAATTTTTGTGTAGAACAGGCTTTGCAGCGGTATCCGGCCCTGGACAAGATTTTTTTCATTGAAGAGGATATGTATATCTATCCGGAAGCCTTTGTTCAACTGGCAACTTGTGAACATGATATGGCAACTTTGCAGTATAACGACAAGAACGGCCGGCCGCATGGAATAATAGAATTTGATAACAATGGGGAGGTTGTCTGGTGTGGTTTGGGAGCCACTACTATTAAACGGGAGATATTCGAAAAGATAGACAAGCCCTACTTTGAGATAAAACGCCGGTGGAAGAACTTACGGGAGTTCAGGGGGGGGAAATTAGTGAAGTGGTATGAACCATTAGCACACGAATCCATATATCAATATGGTGGCTTAGACGTTGACTTTTCTATGAGAGTGCGTAAACTAGGATATAGGATAGTGGTTCTTCCGGAACACCGGGCGCACCATTTCCAGCTTATACAGATGGGAGAACAACATGTTAATAACGGAGTACATGAAATACGACAAGTTTGAGGGAGGTGAGGCATAGATGCAAGAATATGCAGTAAAAGGAACCCAGATATTAAACAACACTGCTTTATCTGGAATGATTGACCTGGAAGGTTTTAATATGATTGCTTTCGAAATGCCGGAGGGTTGGGCCGGAACAGCTCTTACTTTTCAAGGTAAGGCGGTTGTAAATGATGAGGCGATTGGATCAAATGAAGACTGGGACGACGTTCAGGATGATGCCGGGACTGAAATAAGTGTAACTGTAGCGGCTGGAAAAATTACCGTACTTGGAACTGCTCTGAAGGCAGCATTAGGGGCACTGAGATTTATCAGAATTAGATCTGGAACTTCAGCGTCACCGGTGAATCAAAGCCCGTCTAGGGAAATTAGATTGATTCTCAAGAAATCATGAGCGCTAACGATCCATCAATTACAGCCTCGTCGATTATTACCGACGTGGAAGCTAGGTTGGGAACTCCGAATATCTCAACCACAACCTATCTCCCCTGGATTTCCTATGCCTATCAGAAGGTCTATGCCGCATTAACCGGGGTTGGTCAGGATGTAAAGGAGAGGTTATTTGGCAGTTATACCCTGCTTACACTAACGAATGGTACGGCCGAATACACAATTACTACGGTGATTCCCCGGTTTGTGAGTCTAATTAAGAGTGAAATTCTGTATGGAGGAACTGGGGATGACTGGGTAATAATGGGTAAACTTGCATCCCTTGCTAATTGGAATGACCAGTCGAATGTAACTACTTCTGATTGGCCCAAGACCCGGGCAATGATCTATCAGTTGAAAAACGTCTTAGGGGTAATTCCTACTCCTCCTGCTTCAGACGCCTCACAAGCCCAGATGAAAGTTTGGTATATTCAGGGATCATTCCAGATCACTGATGGAGCAGACGTTATTGATATTCCCTACCGGTATTTGTACCCGATCTCTAACTATGTCCATTCTAAAGCCATTGAAAAGAAGTTCGAAGATTATTCGACAGCCGCTCAGGTTGAAGCTAAATTTGAAAGGGAACTGGAACAGATAGCTTTAGCTGCTTCTGGGGAAACTAATGAAAACGATGATACCAATGCCATTCAGGATAGTGCCAGCAGCCCCATTTATGATAATCCGTTAAGAACTTCATAATATGGCGATACCCACCCGGCTAGAAATTATTAATAAAATAGCCGAAATTAAGGCTAGCCCAACCTTCTCTGGTGGGCAGGAAGTTATTTATAGCCAGGTGTCTGCTTGGTTAGACCAGGTTTCTTGTCCGGCAGTTGACAAGGAAAAGATACTAGACGACTTGGCAAGTTATCCCAACTATTAATGTTAAGTCAGCCACAACTTCGGACATTCGAACACCGATATTTCCTGTCAATGATCGACAAGGATGATCCACAGGTAATTCCCGATTTACATGCACAAAATATAGAAAACTGGATCATAAGGGATCGTGGACAATTGGAAACGCGGGATGGATTGACTGCCCGTGGGACTAGCCCAAGTAAGACTAATCTGGGGGCAGCAGTCCTATATCAGGCCGGACAATCACCATTAATGATTCGGGTATTGGATGGGGCAGCTAATACGGCTAAATTTCAACAGTCAAGTAATGGTTCAACTTGGTCTGATATTTCCGGAGGTGGGAGCAAAACAACTGGGGCAAAGTGGATAATGGTTCAAGCCAATAATTCCCTGTATGGTGTTAATGGCTATGATACGCCAGTTAAGATTAATAACACCGGAATTTCTACGGTAGCAGCAATTCCAATTGGGACTGCAATTGAGTGGTGGAAGAACTTTTTGTGGGTGATTGGTGTATCTGCCTATCCTGATCGAGCCTATTTTTCTTCTGCCAGCGACCCGGAAACTTTTGGTGGAAGTGACTACATTAACGTCAATTTGGGAGATGCTTCCCCAGGAGTGGGACTGAAAGGAACTCCCGGTCTTACGGGAAGGCTTTATATAGGAAAAGCGCGATCTGTCTGGTATATAAATGGGACCGCTTCTGCTAATTTTGCACTTAATCCTTTAACTTATGAACATGGAGTAGCTTCCCATGAATCAATGATCGAGGTGGAAAATGATATTTGGTGTGTAGATTTGGAAGGAAATATCAGAGCCATGTATCGCACGACTGAAGATAATCCATTTTCAACCATAAAGTCATCAGACATTATGTATACCGTTTCTGGGTTAAATAGATCATCAATCAGAAAATCGGCGGCTGTCTACTATAACGGGTTTGCCATGTTTTTTGTTCCATATGGAGTGGACGATTACAATTCACTGGTTTTGGTTTGGGACACTCTGGCTAATGAAAGGAAAGGTGGATGGAGTAAATTTACCGGATGGAAAATTGCCAGGGCAGTAGCTTTTAATGAGACTCAACCAAAGTTGTATCTGCATGATGCCAGAACTGGCAATGGTCAAACTTATGACTGGTCCGGAACTTCGGATAACGGGATTGCCATAACAGCGAAATATGAGACTAAAGTATACGATCATGGCGCCCCGGAAAGGCTGAAGGTCTGGCGGTTTGCTTGGCAATTTGCCCCGGCCTTGGGTAGTTATTCTATGAAATTTTATGTTTCAATTGACCGCTATTATTACACTCTTTTGAAGACAATCAGTTTAGCCGGGACCGGAAATAAACGTCTGGGGGTTGATTGGACTCTAGGAACTGACGCTTTGGGTTCCAGTGGTTTTGTAAGTGAACAGGTAAGGTATACTGATGCTGGTGGGAACGATACTGGTTATACTCAACAGGTTAAACTCGAGGCTGAAAGTACTGCTGCCAAAATTAAAATTCGTCAATTTACATCCCACTACAGAGTCTTAGGCTTGCGTTAATGGAAAAAAAGACTCTATAATGAGGGGGGTGAGTAGATAAATGGGAACAATAACTAAACCAACAACTTTTGTAGATGGGACAATACCCACGGCGGCACAGTTTAACAACGACTTTGATACTATCTATACTGAGTTTAACGGTTCCATCGCCAATGCTAATGTTTCAGCTTCGGCGGCTATTGCAGAATCAAAATTGGCATTTAATACTTCCACGGGTCATTATCATAATGGATCTGATTCCAGACTAATTTCTGTTAATCGGGCTTTTGTCTGGTTTACCTCCGGAACTTTATCGACAGGAACGAATGTTGGTGTTAGATATATTGCACCCCAAGCATTAACTATTGTTAAATGTTGGCTTAGAGTTCGGACAGCTCCAACAAGTGCGGCTATTTATATTGACATTCATAAAAATGGTACAACTATTTGGTCAACTCAAGCTAATCGGGGAACAATTGCGGCTTCTGGATCCAGTAACTCGACCACAACTTTTAATACTACATCTTTGGCAGCTGGTGATTACTTAGATCTGGACATTGACCAAGTTGGGTCAACTATAGCCGGAGTTGATCTGACAGTCGTCCTTGAATGTAGCCAGCCATAAAATATGGCTAACTTAAATGTTTGGCAAAAACTTACTAGGGTAATACCCGGATGCCCTTTCGGGTCGGGAGTTGATGGTGCATATTCTTCAGCAACCATACTGACTCTAACTAAGGATAGTTGCAGTGGGACAGCCTCTTCAACGACTCTTACTACGGCAGGTTCAACCTTTGCTAATGGAGATATTCTTTTAATTCACCAAACACGGGGAACAGGTGTAGGACAATGGGAGATTGGCAAGGTCGCTTCTGGTGGTGGCTCAACTTCACTAACCTTATCAACAGCACTAAATTACACCTTTACTGATTCTGGGGTTTCACAGGCTCAAGCCATAAAAATTCCACAATATACGAATGTAACCGTTCAAAGCGGAACCTGGACAATACCAGCTTGGGATAAAAATGTTGGTGGACTTTTTGTTATTGCGGCTAATGGGACGGTAACAGTTACAGGAACCACAACAGGAAATTCCAAGGGGTTTAATAAACCAACTTCACAATCAGGTGTAGGAACAGGAAGTGGTACTGGTTCAACCAACTATGCAGGAGAAGGAAGTACAGGAGATGAAGCACAACAAACAACCGCCAATGGAAATGCCGGTGGTGGTGGATTAGCAGAAGGAACTGCTGAAAACGCCAAAAACAGTTCGGGTGGGGGAGGGGGAGCTAATGGGGCAGTTGGAACCCAAGTAAATCAAAATGGATATGATAGTCCTTCACAAGGAGCGCAGAACGGGGGAGGAGCGGGGGCAACATCTGGTGCAGCAGATTTAACTACATTTACTTTTGGTGGAGCTGGTGGCTGGGGAGGGAGAAGTCAGGGTGGAACAAACAACCCCAACAATCCTGGGAATGGAGGGGGAGCTGTTCTTATTTTTGCTAAAGATATAAATGTAACTGGCGGAATAACGGCCAATGGAGAAAATGGGGCAAATCAGTCTTCTGCAAATGATCGTGCTTCGTCCGGTGCCGGTGCTGGGGGATCAATTTTAATTATTTGTAAGACTGCAACTTTGGGTTCTAATCTAATTACAGCGACTGGTGGTACTGGTGGAGTTCAGCAGGGATATGGGGGAGCGGGAGGAGATGGGGGAACGGGGAGAATCGCAATTCACCATTCTGGTACGGTTACAGGGACAACCAATCCCACTTTTGGTGATACGTCAGATACTACGTTACGAAGCAGTGAATATGGAGGTATACTTTAATCATGGGAATCGCACAAGATTTAGTCACTGCGGGATATGGAGGCTATCAAGGTTGGGGTGATGCTGGAGCTGAAGCTGATTTCAATGCCACTGGCGGATCGGGTAAGTTTACTGGTGGAGGTGGTGGAGGTTCGTCAGGGTCGGTTCCGGCATTTAACTTTGATTATGCCGCGGAAGCTACAAAGGCTTATGGCGAACTGGGGGCATATTATGAAAGGTTACTCAAGGAATCTCAGGGAGATATGAATAAAGTACTATCCAGACTGGTAGAAGACTATGACCGCGGACTCCGGATCCAAAAAGAGGACGTGGCCTTTGCTAAGGAAGGTCTGGGAAACGAACAACAGCGGGCAGAGGAATTGAAGGCCAGAGAGCAATCCAGTCTGGTAGACCGAATGCTGGCCCGGGGATTGTACCGTAAGAGTGCGTATGGACCGGATCAGGGAATGGGAATTCCGGATACTGAAAAATCTAAACTGGAATCTGATTTTGCATATGGCCAGACTGGCCGGGACCGCCGATTAGGCCAAATTGATACAGCTTTTAACCGGTACACCGAAGCTGCTGATATCAGCAAGTCCAGAACCACAGTAGATACTAAAGAAGCCCAAGTCAGAAAAGAAGCCGATTATGAACGCCAGCGTCGGTTGGAAGCGGCTGAAATGTCTAATCTTCGAGGTCAACAGGCGTATCAAAAGTTTAGTTCATCATTAACCTAATATGGCCAATGTATCAGTAGAAGAATTATTAAGCACCCTACAGAAGTCTAATCTGCCGATGGACTCTGGGTTAAACATGCAAAATGCCCTTCCGGGAGCCGAACAGGCTATTGGGGGAACCATCCGCGGGTCAGATACCATCAGAAAAGATATGTTGGGCAAACATATGGCTCAATTAGAGCAAGTAGCGCAAATGGATGCCAAACTGGCCGGGGTATATGGAGATCCTTCCTCCAACCTATATATTGAAAACCCACTGGCCAGAGAGAAGGTTAAGATGGGAGCCAGCACTACCGGGTATAACGCCGCGACAGCGATTAAGTCCAGGATTAAACAGCATGATACGGAAATAGAAAGTGAAATTTCCGACGCTTTGCAACTTTACAAACAGTTGACTACAGTTCAACTCCGGGAGGAAAAGAGTGACGATGCCGAGGGTAAAAAGAACGCCAAAGAGATCGAAAAGGAAAGAAAGAAATTGGGCATTACGATTGGCGAACAGGCTGGTATTGTTGTTAATGGTGAGTATGATCCGGACGCTTTGGAACTATATTTGACTTCTCCCGTGGACTTCCAGAATTATCTGATAAGGGATTTGGAATCCATGCCGGAAGAACAACGACCAGATAAAGGCTTTACATACAACGAAATAAAGGTGTGGTTGAAGGGTTGGCAAGATAAGTTCAAACCGAAAGCCAAAACAACAGAGGAAAAGAAGGCGCTTGAATTGGCTAAAATGATGGAACAGTTGAATCCTGAAGGATTGACTGATGAGCAAAAGAGATTACTTGAAGAGAATACTGAATAGAAATGAAATGGCAATCAAGATTGATCTATCCATCCTCAAGAAAAAAGTAAACCAGGCTAGGTCGAATCTGGCCCGCTGGATGTATCAGACCGGTAGGGATGCGCCAGCGAACCTGAAGATTCTGTCTTCGGCAACAAAACAGACATTGAAAAACCCACTTCTGGAAGTAGGAAAGAGTTTACAACAGTTTCCGAATACGGCCATAAAACCAAAACCAATTCCCTTCCCGGTGGCCACTTCCAAAACCGGTGGTGAAATTTACTCCGATGCTTCAGTCAGAGGAACCGGCCCGGGAATGAAAAAACCAATACCCAAACTGCTTCGGGATTTGTCTAATAAATCGGGTGCGATAACTGAATTTACGTCTTCTATGGTAGGAGAACAGGCCAGACATTATGGACAAACTTTTGAAAAATTATCTATGCCAAAAGGAAGGAAAGAACTTTTTGGGGGAGCGAAAGAATTGGCAAAAACAAAGCCGGAATTAAGTCTCGATTATTTGTCAAAAACTATCTCCAATCCAGCTGTTCAGGCGGGATTAGATATTACAGATTTTCTTCCTGGTGGACTATTGTTTTCGGGTGGAATGAAAGCGGTCGGAAGGGAAGCGGTGGAAAAGGTGGCAAAAGAAGCCGGAGAGAAGGTAATTCGTGAGGGTACAGAAAAAGTTGCCAGAGAAGGGGCTGAGAAAACTTTAGTGAGTTCGATTGATGATTTGGTGCGGGAAGGCAAAAACGCTGTTCAAGAAGCCATAGCTTCCGGGGATGAGGCAGCAGCCAGGGCTATACATTCTGATTGGTCAGTTAAACTTCCGGCCTATGAAGAACTAGCGGACGAAGTTGCTAAGACTCAAGGTAGAGAAATAGCAGAGGCCGCGGTTGAAACATCTTCAAAATATGGTGTTTACCAGCCAGTTGTTAATAAAATGAGGAACTTTCTTCGAATCAGTGGGGAAAAGAAGTCGGTTAAAACCGGCGAACTATTCCGGGAACATATTCCCCGGAAGGTATTTGGTCAGTCTTCAGATGAATTAGCAGCATCTCTGGGTAAGAGTGAGAATGAGTTTATGTCCGAATTGACAAAGGATCTGAATATTATTAGTTCAACCAGACCGACAAAAGTATCAACAAAAATATCTTTGAAAAATGAGGCTAAAAGGATAAAGGCAATTAAATCATTCAAGGTAAAAGCAGAACAATTGCGTCCGATGTATAAGAAACTTGATCCGGAGTTCTACCAGATTATGCGGGAGACTGAGGATACCCTGGATAAGGAACTGATTAAGATACCGAAAGGTAAAACTGCGACTGCTGTATTAGCAGAAGCGACTCCGGAAACTCTGGAAAAGATCGAGAAAAAGAAATTGATGGACCAGGAAATGTTTGCAATGAAAAAATATAAGGAGTGGCAACGGGAATTGTTAGAACAAGAGGGGGTAAAGTCAACTGGACAGGCGGTATCGGATATTGCCAAAAGTATTAAGAAGGGAGTTTCTTCGGCCGCACACAAGATTGATGAATTAGTAGATTTACCATCCTGGAAGTCGAAGTGGAAAGATGTTTACCGCAATTTCAAAGATGTATATGGAAAAAGGTTCCCTGAAGTAAAAAAACTTTTACTTGACCCATTTGATGAGTCCAAGGGTCAATTTGTGAAGAACCTGGAAAAAATGGGAGATGAGTTGCACAATGAAATAGAAACCGGTTTGGGGATTAAACTTCATTCCAAGGAAAGTGCTGCTGTTCAAAAGTTTGGGGAGGGATTATCTAGCCAAGAAGATTTAATCAAACAGTTCGGGGCCAAGAAGGCGCAGAATATTATGGTGGCAGACCAGTGGTTCCGGAGTAAATACAATACTTTGATTGACGAACTTAATGTCATCCGGAAACAAATTTACCCATTTGACGAGACAAAACTTATTAAATACCGAAAGGATTACTACCGCCACTTTCAGGAATTAGCCGATGCCGGAAGCCTGTCTGGTCTGAAAAACATTCTTCAGAATACATCAGATATTCCTCTAAGTCGGTTTACCCGGCCGAAGTCGAAGTGGTTGTCTTTTGCCCAAGAAAGATTAGGGATGCAAACAGAATACGACGCAGTGGGCGGGTATCTGGACTATATCCGGGCGCACTCTTATGCCCAGAACATAGATCCCCACATTGCTAAATTCAGAAATCTTGCCAATGAACTAATGCAGGAAACGGCTGCTGATACAGCCAATCCCAGCAGGGTGAATGGTTTTATTGAATTTCTGAACGAGTATGCCGACCACCTGGCCGGGAAGGAAAATCCGCTGGACAAACTGGCTGCCGGGATTATTCCAGGGTTCGACGGTCACAAGTTAATGAACGTCTTGAACTGGTTTAACAATCGGACCAAGGCCAATGTCATATTACATAACGCTTCTGTTTCTTTAGCCCAATTGTTTAATATTCCCCAGGGAGTTGCGGATGCCGGGTTTGTTAATGCCGGAGAAGGACTGGCCAGAACAGTCAAGGGGGTTCTTGCCGGAGATGAGGCTATGAAAAAATCTGACTTTCTATTAGAGCGGTTTTCTAAACCACTGGCTAAATTTGACCGGGGAATTCTGAACAATGTAAAAAGGTTTGGTATTTGGATGACCCAGGTCGGAGATGAGGTCGGGACAAAATATATCTGGAACATGGAATATATCAAAGGAATAAAAGAGGGAGTTGAAAATGCTGTGAAATATGCCGACGACGCTACTCGGAAGTTAGTAGCCGGTCGGGGAATTGGAGAAGTCCCACTGGCTCAAAGAGCTAAAGTTTTCCAGATGATAGCGCCGTTTCAACTCGAGGTAACAAACTTATGGTGGGTAATGGGTGAACAGTTGGGGGAAAAGCAGTTTGATAAATTAATCAAGTTGTTTACGGTCGGCTGGCTGATGAACCGGGGAGCAGAGGCCGTCCGTGGTTCCGGAGTTATCTTTGATCCTATTCAAGCAGTAATAGATGCAGCCAAAACTTATGATGAGGAACTCGATAAGAAAACAGGTTTGGCCCGGGCTGGCGGAAGAATAGCGGGGGAAGTATTGTCTAATGTTCCCGGAGGTCAAACAATTGCCGGCATGTGGCCAGAGAACAAAACAAAGTTTGATATTGCCGGGATGCGGGGAAGCCTTCCGGGGCGGCGCGAGTTCTTTGGCCGGGAGGATCCCACAAGGTACGGGAGTGGAGTATTGGTTGCCAAGGCGGTTCAGGACCCACTGCATAAATTACTACCACCTTTCGGGGGAGAACAAATCCGTAAAACTACAGCAGGAGTTCAAACCCTATTAAAGGAGGGCCGGGTAACAACTAAGGCCGGTGAACCAGCTTATAAGGTAGACACAAAGAACCCCTGGGAGGTCTTTAAGACGGTCTTATTTGGACCATCATCCAGTCCCAAAGCCAAACAGTACTATGAGAACTTCGGGAAGTCGAAGTCAGAAGTACTGTACCAGCAGTTCAAAATTGCTACTCCGGAAGAGAAAACTAAAATGCTGGAAGCGTTGAGCAAAAATCCCTCCCAGCTAAGTTCTTTCAAAAGTTACTTGCGGGATGTTGAGTTAAAAACTAGTGACTATGAAAAGGAGATTAGGAATATAAATGACAAACCTACCAAAATTTCTCGGATCAAGGAGGAGTTGAATAAAATTAAAGACCCCCAGGAGAGGACAAAGAAGATTATGGACTGGTACGAAAAGGGAATAATCAAACCCAGCCTATTTGACAATACCAATGAAGAACCTATTCCCGCACCATCTCCCAAAAAGACTAGTCTGCTGGATAAGTTTGTCCCGACTGCTTATGCGGCCGAATCTACTTCATTAGATAAACTTAAACCAAAGTTTCAAGTCGAGGACTCCACTCGTAAAAGTTCTATTAAAGCAGCAGCAGCAGCACCGGCACGGTCCAGGACAGCGGCAACTAAGAATATCCCGATAATTGCTCAAGCTCTAAAGGACCAGGGCATTTATAGTCCGGAAGTACTGGCTTATGCGCTGGCAACTATAGAACATGAAACCGCCGGAACTTTTGAGCCGATTGAAGAGTACTCCGGCCGACAGCAAGCCAAAAGACTTGGTTATTCTGGTGGGGAAAACTACTTTGGCCGTGGGTTCATTCAATTGACCCATGACTACAACTACAAGGAAATCGGAAAAATGATTGGGATGGGAGATAAACTCTACAAAAATCCGCAATTGGCATTGGATCCAACTATATCAGCTAAAATTTTGGCAGCCTTCTTCAAGAAAACCGGGGTAGCCGATTTAGCCAAGAAAGGAATGTTCGTGGCAGCTCGACGCCCGGTTAATCCGGATAATAAGGGAAGGTCCATCGCTTCCATTGCCCGCCGATATCTGTTATATTTGAAGAAGGCGTAATGATATGCGAGATAGTAAAGACATATTTGTGCAAGAATTTAGGAGTAGACCTATCGCCTGGTCTTTGCAGATTGTTGGTATTATCGTTATTCTTCTTAATGTGTGGCTTGCTGGTAAACTTGTTCCTTTGGCTAAAGACCTTGATTCCGTAGTGAACAGGGTAAAGGCCGCGGAAACGACCATCGGTGAATTAAAAAATGATATTAAAAATGACGAAATTATTTTAATTCAAGTCAAAGAAAACAATATTAAATTGAATTCGATTGAAAAACAACTTGACGTAATAGATTCTCGGTTAGCCAGGCATTTGGGAATATAGTATGGCAAAAGTCTGTATTGCAGCCGGCCACCAAAATGTAAAGTACAATAGTATTGTCGCTCTTCATGGTTCTACTGGCGCTCCCGGGGAAGTTGAGTTCAACATAGACGTTGCAAGTCAAGTCTCCGGAGCCTTGCGTGAAAGAGGTTTCGAAGTTTTACAGACTGATGCTAATGCTAATGATGATCCCAAAGTGACTAAGGTAGATTGGGATATGTTTTTAGCAATTCATTATGATGCCGATGTTTATAACAAACCCGGCGGATTCACCGACTACCCGGAACCCTCGACTGATGCGGCTACTGTAAAATCCCAAGCTATAGCCAAAACTTTAGCTTCGGAATACTTCAAGACAACTGGAATCGAATATCACCCGGAGAGATCCAACCCCAATACCCGGTATTACTATCTCTGGAAATATCTGACTCCCGCAACTCCGTGTACGATCATAGAGTGCGGTGTGGGGTGGCGTGTACCCGACGACCATAATCTATTCACCTACCACCGGGAAAAGGTCGTAGAAGGGATTGTGCGGGGTGTGTGTAAACATTTTGGGGTAGAGTACGATTTGACGCCTCCACCGACGTGCGAAGAGCTTGTAAACCAGGCAGTCGCCAAGGCGATAACTGAAACGGACCTAAAATGGCAGACCGAGATCGAGACTGCCAAAAAGCAGATTGAGGAACTCAAGAAATTATCAGTGACAGACTACACCTGGCAGCAGTTGTTCAGTCTGGCGTGGAAAAAGTTCGGGGTCTGGAAGAAGGGGGGTGGGGTAGTGTGAAAAGTGCATTGTTTGAAGCAGTGAAAGAACCGTTAAGACTTTTAGTTTTAGCTTTAATTCCTTTTGCGATAACTTATTTCGCCTCCTTGCCTTATGAGTGGGCCATTGGAGCAACTTTAGTTCTACGGTTTGTAGATAAGTGGTTGCATGAGGTAGCCAAAGAGGGCGTCGTTAAAAACGAGGGAGTATTTGGACTTAAAGGTCTGACAGGATTCTAACTTGGTATTATGCCAAAAGAAAAGTTACCCCTATCTGAAGAGATATTAAAAAAGAAGGGGATCTTTTCTCCTCGGGAAATGGCTGAGAGTCGGGATATCAGTGAGCATGAGGTCATAGAAGTTCTGGATTTTCTTCAGGACAGCGGATATGCATTCGCCAAAACCGATCAGGGATATGTCCGATCTAAAACAGCGCATGAACATGATTCCTTTGACGCTTCTCGACTATTTAACCGGGGGTTACTGCATTTCGGTTTAGTTTCTGATACTCACCTGGGTAGCAAGCACGAAAGAACACCTACATTGGAAAGAATGTATGACAAGTTTCAACAGGAGGGAGTCAAAGTTGTCTTTCACATCGGAGACTGGACGGATGGAGTCGGAGTATACCGGGGACAGGAATTTGAAGTTAATCACTATGGACAAGAAGACCAGATAGATTATACGATTCAGAATTATCCGCAGCGTGATGGAATTATAACTGTAGGTATTGGCGGGAACCACGACCTGAAACAATACGAACACGGTGGTGTGGATCCGATGGTGCAGGTCGCCCGGGCCAGAAAAGACATTAAGTACATTGGACAATATGCTGGCAAAGCGCGGCTGGGCGGGGATATCACAATGGAGTTGGTTCATCCACTTGGCAATGTGGCCTATGCTTTGAGCTACCGCGCGCAAAGAGACATCAACAATCGGGCGCCGGATGATCTGCCAAACATTTTACTTTACGGGCATTTCCACACTTCCTACTACATGAGATACCGGGGAATTGATTTTATCCAAGTCCCCTGTTTCAAAGATGCCGGACACTTCGAACACCGGCTGGGACTTAACCCCACAATTGGGGGTTGGATAGTCGCCGGAAAGCACAATGGGGAAAATGTTTACCAATTTGACCCCAGACTTTATACTTTTGGTCCGGATAGACGGTAGAGTACACTGGTCATTTCAAAAACAGCCGTCCTGGCGCCCCTGGTGGGTTCTTAGCTTCGAAAAATGGTCCTAAAACACCAATGGAGTGTCAAAAGTGGGGGTTTTGTAGGGATGATCCATCGTTCCGGAGACATAAACCGACTTATCAACCCCGAATCCCTGGTTAAGACATGTATTTTTTTTCGTCAATGCAAGTTTTCCATATTTCTCTTTCAGTTTTGTGTGGAACCCGTCGTCCTCTTGCCAGCCGCCAACCGCCAGATCCTCTTTCCGGAAACCATACACCGAAGAAACAAAGTCATCGACTATCCGACAGTCACTTCTTTCCTCGAGGATATTGAACCGGGTGTCATTCGGATCAATGTCCCGGTAGTTGAAAAGCGAAACGGCTCCGACATCCGGATTCTTTTCCAGGACAATTATTGCTTGGGATAACCAACCCGGTTTGAAAACCAAATCAGTGTCAGCCTTGAATATGTAATCTCCCTCACAAAGTCCTATGCAGTTGGCAAGTGACCGGCCGACTCCCCGATTCTGTCCGCCATTCAGAATCAGGGAACTGATCCGCTTGGCTTCCAGAAGTTGAATTAGATACCGATAATTATATAAATCACCACCGTCCAGGTTGACGATGATGGTATGAGGGTAGTCTGTATTGGCCTTCAGGCTTTCAATACATTCCTTCAGCATTTCCTGGCGCTTATACGCTAGGAGGCAAATTGATGCGTGTTTCATTTTTGACTGGTTTGGTGTCATCAATAACAAAATTGTACGATTGTTCTGCTGGGTCAAATATCGTGGTTATTGCAAATCCCACAATACCTTGCCAGTGTTGTCTGGTAGATTCGACATGTTCTTGATCTTGGAAGAATCTTGCGGGATATCTTATCAACCAACTATATTTTCTATCTTTTTCCATAACCAGTCACCTTTCTGTATAACCCACTGAACGCCGGTTGCCTCTTCCATCCGTAGACTAAACCGTCATGCTGGAAGTCGGTATACCAACAAGTTTCAAATACTGGTTCCAGATAACGGCGAAATAGTTCCGGATTGACGTTGTGGACATGGGCCGGATGCGGGTGAGATATGGCATTGTCTATTGCATGCAGGTGGGCGAAGTATCCACTAGGTTTCATGTAGTCCACCAAATCCTGAAGAAATTTCTCCGGGTATTCGAAATGGTCAAGAGCATTGGTGACTATAACCAAATCCGGAGTGGCCAACCTGTCTCCTAATTTTTCTGCCGGATCGTCGCGGTATCCAATACAAGGAAAATACTTTTTGTAGTCTGGGGTAAGGGGGTCAAATCTGTAAGCTATCTTACAGTTCAAGACCGAACTAACTCCCCCCAATGGTCCGGCGCCGATATCCCAGACCTCCATTTCTGAAGTGTCCAGATAGTCTAAGCCCATTTGTTTCTTCAGTAGTGGATACCGAATACTTTCCCGCATAGCCTTTTCCCTTCGAAGTTTTTCGTCCTCTATTAACCAAGTTGCTGCTTCCTCCTGCTGAATCTCTTTGTAATTCATATCATCTGGGAGTTATTTTACCCCACTCCCTTCCCTGGTTAGCAATTAACATCGGATTATCCGGACTCTGGTCGTTCAACTTTTTATCAATCATGTGTTTCTCATTGGCAAACATCTGCGGACCCTGAACATGTGGCGGTAGGTGTGGGTGGAATTGATGAATCGCTTCTACTTTGGCGTCTATGAATTGATTAATACCTTTAATCCGAAGTCTGGTGCATAGGTCAATATCATCAAATCCCCATGCGCCGGGGAACTCTTCGTCCCATCCGCCGACCATCTCAATCCACTTCTTCAGATATAAAGCAGCGAAAGTCGCTTGCATATTAACCGTCTTTACCAAACCCGACATTTTATAAGGGCGTGGTTCAATCTGGTAATCCTCCACAGTACAATCCTTCAGGGCCGTTACCGGATCAGTGGTCCATCCAGGATGGAAGTCGGCGCGTGGTTGCATGTGGTAAATTGTCCCGGCAGAAATTATCTGGTCCGGATTTTCTTTGTGGTCCTGTAGAAATTGTGGGATCAGGTCGGTGACAAAAAGTAATTCAGGTTCAGCGGTAATAATAATGTCTCCGATACAATTCTTAACCCCAATATTCCGGGCCATAGAACAGATAGTCCAGCTGGGATTGTGATTGTAAATATACCGGATAGGCAGCCGGCCCTCGAAACTCTTGACCACTACTTCAGTGGCATCTTCCGAACCATCATCTACTACCAGGACTTCATCCGGAAGAGTCAGCCGGGTCAATCTTTCCAGGGAATTTCCCAACAAGGCTCCGCGGTTGTAGGTGGTAAGTAGTAGTGTGGTTTTCATTTTATCCCCCAGTTTGGGTTGTTTATATTGGCCCGGTATTCTCCCTGCTTAACCCGTTCAGCCGACCGTTCACCGTTTATCTTAGCGCAATCATATATGTTGTAGGGATAGTTTTTCTCATGCCATTGGTGAATCACTACAATTTCATTGTGCGGGACTATTGGCCGTCCAATCAGTTTGAACCTTTCGAACAAATCAAAATCATCGAATCCATGACCGACGAATTCCTCATCAAATCCCTGAAGCAGCATCAGATCTTTTTTGTAGGCTCCGAATAAACATCCAGCGTAGCAGTTGATGGATCCGGTAATTCCCCAATCCGAATCCGGCGCTTTGGTATTCTGCATATTGTGATCGTCGGTGAGTTGGGCATATGGATGATTGAGAAGCGCCGCCGGATGAATCAGAAGATCATCCCTGTCTCTTGCTGTCTCTTTCCAGATTGCCGGTCCCACCGTCCATATCTGGGTTGCTAGCGGAACCTCTTCGGGTTTGCTAGCAATCGCATCTTTAATCTGCTTAATGGTATTTCCGACATGAAGACATTCCGGCTCGGTAAAGATAACTACTTCATGCTTGGCGTTTCTCAATCCAACATTCCGGGGAAACGAAGAGATCCTCGCTTCGGGGTGATTAAGATAAATATAGTCGAAAGTAATTCCTTTTTCCTTTGCCAGCCCGTCAAGTTCCACTGCCACATGTCCGATATCATCAACTGACCCATCATCAACCAGGATAATTTCATCCGGCGGTTCATCTTGAACCATTATCGACCTGAGGCCATACCCGGTTTGAATCGCCCGGTTCCAGGCACAAGTGACAACTGAAACTTTCATAGGTTGAGCAGGGGGATGTAATAGTCAACTAACCTCTGTTTGTATGAATGAAACTTGTGAGCTGTCCGATACTTCTCTTTCCAATAAAATTGGTTTCCTCTTCCAATAACTAACTGGGGCCGGCCGCATGCCCATGTTTCATAGTACCTATTATTAAAACTGCTGGCCACAATATTCCGCTTATTGGCCATGTCCAAATCTTCATTCTGCCGGTGAAGATTAAGAACCAGTGTAGCCCCGTTAATATACCTCTGGGCATCCGGATCGTGAACATGGTCGTGGATAATCCTTTGGTGTTGATAACCGTCCAGGCCGCGATATCCCACTCCAATAATTGTTACCTTCTTATTTTTATATTCTTTAGCATGCTCCTGGAACCACTTTAACCTGGAAGGAAAAGCATTGCCAATGAAACAAATATCCGACCGGTATTCGTAGGTTATGTCCATAGGTTTATGAACCTTTGGGTTACAGGCATGGGGGACAAAGAATATTTTATGGTCCGGTTCCGCCTTTTTCAGAGCGAATGAAGTGTTTTCATCCGAAGTAAATATGTAGTAGAAGTGTGGCAGCATGTCAAAAGTAACATCTGATTCGTATGGATCCTCCATCGTCCAGAGCATCTTATGGCCTTTGAGTTGTTTGATCTGGTCCAGGTGTTCATAAAGTTTCCGCCCGTGGTGAAGGAATAGGTGCATGGTTGGCTGAAAAGCCTCAGACGCCTGACTTACCTGTTCTATGTAGCACTCCTTTGTCTCGACTGATAATTCCTTTAAGGCACTAAATATATGATTCTTAATCTGAATGGCGAAACCAGATACTTCACTATAGACAATCAGTGTTTTCATTTTGGTTTGAAAGCTGGTAACTTCTGCCCCGCCTTGGGAACTATTAACTGATCGTCTTTTCCTTTGATAATTTCTACCATTATGTAGTTATTCTTGCCTCGGACCTTGGCCATTATAATATCCGTAATTTTCATTTCCTGGCCGTTGTTATGAATTCTTATCCCTTGTTTGTCTGCATTGTCTTTGAAGTGTAAGATGTAAACTTCCCCGTCTGGGGGCCGTAGAATATGTTGTACTATTGCGCTCATCTTTTCAGATTAACAAATAACTGCCAGTAATCCGGCCCGGTCCCCCGTGAACAGGAAACTATTTCGAATCGGGCGTAAATACCATACTCGTCCTGCTCTTTTCTGTAGGGTGAGTCCTTGGAAAAGTATAAGAACGACTCTTCCACATAACCCCGCTTGTGGGTGGGATCTTGCCAGTACTGGTTGGTTCCGGCGTATGGCGTGGATATTTCCAGGACAGATCCGGGGGCCATAATTTCATAACAATGATTCATTAGGGGAATGATTGAGTCCAAGTGTTCTATGACGTGCAGCGCCCGGATTCCTTCGACCACTTCTCCCTCTTTCATCATCTGGAATATCTTTTGTCGCGGTAGTCCCTTGTTAAGGTTCCAATGGATATCGGCTGATCCAACAATGTCAATATTGACATGGCCTGGGGTAGGAGCCAGACCGCCTCCCAAATCAAGTCTCATAGAAATTATTTTTGTACGCTTGAACTATCCGTTCAATTCCACTTCTGATATCCGTAGTAGCTTTCCAACCAAGAATTTTCTCAATCTTAGTCGTATCTGATATATATAGCCGGTGGTCCGCCAGCCGCCAGTCAGCGTAGGATATTTCCATCTTACCCTTCTCTTCATCGTACTCATTCATAATGTTTACCCACTCTATCAGTGACGTGTTAAATTTCCCTCCACCCAGGTTGAACACCTTACCCTTGGCAATATTTATCTTTTCCAGGGCGGTAATATAGGCATCTGCGGCATCGTCCCCAAACAGACAATCCCTGACCTGTTTACCGTTGCCATAGAAAATCAATTTATTGTCTCCCAGAATCCGCTGCCGGATGAAGAAGTCGGTCCATCCCTGTTCGGATACTCCGTTTTGGAATAGGCCATAGATACAACTCATCCGGAAAACTACTGTAGGAACTCCGAAAGCGTGATACCACTCCTGGCAAAGTAAGTCACCAGTTGCCTTGGAAACCCCATAGGGTGAGTGGGGATGTTCTCCGGAAGAATCCATTGGGAAGTCTTCAGATATTCCCTTCTGGGAATATCCCAACCCTGAAAGATTAGACAAGTCGTACCGGGTTTCCGTTTCTACCAGGGGAATTCCGTTTATGGCATCCGAATAAATTTTGTTTGTTGAAGCATAGACCACCGGGATATTTCCCAAAGACCTTGCATGTTCTAAAGCGTTCAGTGTCCCTCCGGCATTAACCGAAAAGTCCAGGCGGGGGTTCTCCATCGACTTAGGGATTCCGGGTTGGCCGGCCAGGTGAACAATGGCGTCAATGTCCTTGAACTGTTTCCAGTCATCCTCTATCCTGGTTTCTCCGTGAACTATCTGGACTCCATGCTTTTCAGATAAAATCTTGGCATTATTATCGGACCCCTTCCTGACAAAGTTGTCCATGACCACCGGCGTATGACCCCTTTCCAATGCTTTCAATACGATATTACTGCCCAGAAACCCTGCTCCCCCGGTAATCAGAATCTTCATACCTTATTTACCTCCATACCAAAGCCCATTTTAACCCATTCCGGAGGCGGATTCCAGCCGGTGATTCCCCAACTGGCATATGTTTCCCGGCTGGCCTCGATAATGCCATAGTCCGGATCCTTGGTTCCGAAGTGTTTCATATTTAGTTTATCAATATGGTCCTTCATGTCCGGCGGGAAGCGGTCGGGTGGTGTTTCGTGCCAGAGATGTTTCCCCCGGACCCGGTTGTCGTAACTGAAGTTTGTTTGCCTTTTCCACAACTTCAGTCCCATATCTCCGTCTTCCAGACCAATATGGGTATCAACTGAAAATCCTTTTACATCCCAGAATATGTGACGCGGTATAACTATGTTGCCACCGAAACATGCAAGGCCGTCATGGACGGTACTGAAAAGCTCATCAACTCCAACAGATTCGAACTTGGTATTGCGAACATCCGGAACAGCAATTACCTCATTGTCTTTTCTGTAGAAATCATATGAGCCGATAATTACCCGGTCCGGTTTCCTTTCCAGGTCTTCCATATAAGTAGCTACAGCGTGATGCGGCATAACAATATCCGAGTCCACAAACCAGAAAGCGGTACACTGGGGATCCGCTATGAAAGCTCCCAAATTCCGGGGAACCGAAGCGTTCCAACTATGCGGCTTGGTATTGTTGTTGACATACTTGAAGTGGGTTCCAGGTTGGGCAGCGTACCTATCCCAAACATTGTAAGTCCCATCGTTCGAATGATCGTCACTAACAATTACTTCGTAGTTATCCCAACTTGCCGACTGGTCTGCCAAAGCCCGGAGGACTACATCCAAATTGTTTGCCCGGTTTCTGGTAGGGATAACAATTGCTATCATGGCAGTTTCCTCAAAAACGCATGTATTTCTCTTAGTTTCAATGTCAACCACCCTTCCTTTGTGTATTCCCAGGGCGGGGTACTGTCATTTTTTTCTACATTCCACTTGTTGATAACCGGCACCCGCTGGCCTTCCCTTTCATAGAACCAGGAATAGAAGTATTTATTCTCCGGGGAGAAGTAACCGAATGTATCCTCCGTCCAGAATGTCTTGTGGGATAGGTCCACCATGCCGGCGTATGAAAAACCATGCGGAACTATGACCTCGAACAAAGCCCCGGGTTTCAGGACGCGGTATACCTCGTTGAACAGGTATATGTTTTCTTCGAAAGTTAAATGCTCCTGAAAGTGGGATGAGAAGGCTCCGTCCACCTGCCCATCTTTGTAGGGGATCGGATTGAATCGCAAGTCCATTACAATATCTACTCCGTCGTATTTATCAATATCAATTCCAGTATAGGCATTAGACCGCTTATTGGTCCCGCATCCCAGGTCCAAATACCTGCCTTCTCCAATTGGTTTTATTGCTTCAAGCATGTCTGAATTCTCCTAATATTTTTTTAGCTCGTCCGGAGTTGACCCAAATTTCGTCGTACCTGTTTCTGTTTTGTCCTTCATATTTCATTCTGCCCATAGATCCAAAATGTTTGTGGGTAATATATGTTTTTCCAGTATACCAGACTTTGTAACCCCGCTCGCGGGCCTTCAGGACCAAATCGGTGTCTTCCCAGCCGTTGATATAGGCTTCATCGAATCCTCCCAACTCCTCGAAAACAGATTTCTTCACCATCATGCAAGCCGCCGTGACCGCCGGAACTTCGTGGACCATAGACACCCGGGGATCATTGTTCAGGATTCCCGGCGCCACTGAGGGGATTGGTAAACCCAGCTCATAGGGAACATAGTCCTGGGTGAAGCAGATACCGGCGTGCTGCACCTTCCGGGGAAGGTTCATGGTATAGATTAAACACCCTACAATTCCTATTCTCGGATCCAATTCGAACGTCCGGCGCATTTCTTCAGCAAAGCCGTGGATAACTTGGGTGTCATTATTCAGGAATAACAGATATTCTCCCTGAGCCAGTTTAGCCCCCTGGTTATTCGCCCGGGAAAAACCCAGATTGGTTTTGTTGATCCGAAGAGTACATTCATATTGGGACAGGAAATTAGTGGTCCCATCCCGGGATCCGTTGTCAACTATCACTACATCCAAATTCTCTGGCGCCAGAGTTGGCATGAGTCCGGCAAGGTGTGAAAGCCCACCGGTCATGGTTGGAATTATGACTGATATGTTACTGTTGGACATTCCCAAATTAAAAATCCTAAAATGTAGAATGGAATTAAATCTTTCATATTGTTTGTTTCTTTCCCATAGTTATTTGAGTTTCCTTGTGCCACATATACAGCATTTAACATGAGGTTTATCAAACTTATCTCGCTGGTCTTCAATACAAAAACAATGTTCGCAGGAGGTTTGATGTAACAAGGGCTGAGAATATGGGATATAAGGAATTGTCATAAGTGGATGTTTCCAACAATGACCCGATGTACTTTGGTTACAGTCTGGACACATAGTCATTTGAGTTTGGTAAGTAAATCCTCTAAAGCCGATTCATATCCTTGATAATAACTTTTGTCTATATCCAACAATGTTTTTGATGGCATTTCTCGTTTAGCCCACTTCCTCACTCGTTCCCGTTCTTCTTCCCTTGCCCGTGAGAGTTCTGAAATTGCCATGTCAAAAATAGGTCTGCCGAGTTTGTCAGTATCCAGCGTATATTCAGTTGGTGTTTTATGCTGTTTCTTTCCTGCCTCCCAAGCTAAGAACAACTTACTGATGATTAACTTTTCAAACCTCTTGTCCCATCGCTCAATCGCTTGAGCTGGTTTATTCCTAAAATATTGAGTCCAGACCTCTACCACATCATGTTTACATTCTTTTCTGGTGGGATGGTTCTCTTTTAGGGGGGAGTTAGTCATATTATTTAATTTTAAGTATGTAATTATTTCCTTCCCACATGGTCACGCCTTCGTTTTTAAGTCGCTCCGATAGTTGTTCAAGGGCAAGACGCTCTTTTGTTTCCACTTCGGCTATCATTTTGTTTTCAACTATCTTTCTGAAAGCACGGTGAATCTTCTTGCTAATTAAAGCCTTAAACGGTTTCCTTTCTTTTCCTTCTTGGGTCTTGGGTGCTATAATCTTCTTATCAACACCCACACCATGCGTAAGCCCGTGTGGGGTTTTTATTGCTTTAGTCTTGGGTGGTAAGTTACCATACTCTAGGAAATGACTTTCGTCAGCTCTTTTATCTGCCCACTCTAAGGAATGTTTCATACACAAACCAAATAGCCTAATTGCTTTTTCACTACAAAGTCTACATTTCTTACTCTGGTTGGTAGATGGTTTAGAGTTCATTCTAGTGTCTTCTTGATGGTGAGTAATTGGTCGTATATTTCCTTTCATTTTAAATTTCTAAGGGTATGGACGAGTTGTCCATATCCTCTTTAATATCTAACGATGGCATGACCTTTTTTAGTTGTTCGTCGCTCATTTTATCGGAAGTAAATTCTTCCTCTGGTTCCGGTCTGCCGGCTATTTCATCGTCTACTAATACAAA